TGCGGGGCTGGGGTTCATGGCTGCCTCTTGCACCCGCCCCCACGCATCCCCGAATTTCTGGTATTCGGACAACTGCGTCGTGGCCTCTTTGCGCAGCGTGGTGGCGTCCTCTTTTCCAAAGCTCTCTCCCCCACCACCTCCAGCACCGCCTCCAGCGCCGCCACCGCCCACGGCCGCGCGCGCACCGGGCGCCATCCCCTTCGGGAACGTCTGCGTGGTGCCGTCGTTGAAGTACACGATGACCTGCCCGCCGAGGTCCACCTCGCGCACCGGGGTCTTGGCCTCGGGCGCCTTGGCCGGCGTCGTAACTTTGCCGGTCAGTCGATTGACGACCGAGCCGCCGACGATGCTCCCGAGAGTGCCCTCGGTGGCGAGCTTGGCGAGATCCGGCGCCATCTGGGCTAGGTCGCGCCCCGCCTGGGAGCCGTAGAGGGCCGCCATAGCGCCGCGCGGGTCTTGGCGGTACCGCGAGGTCAGCTCGCCGCCCTCGCCGCCAGGGAGGCTCTCGAGCCGCCCGGCAGGGCCACCAAATAGACGCCCCACCACCTGCGGCATCAGCGCCTCGGCGGCGGCTTGGCGGCGGGCGGTTTCGCCCTCCGCGGCCGACTTCTTGCGCCGCTCGCCGTATGCCTCGAGGCCGCCGATGAGGCCGGAGCCGCTCAACATCCCGAGAATGGCCGAGGTGGTCCCCTCGCGGGTGAGCCGTCGGCGCTGCTCCTCGGTCATGCCCTCGAGGTTCTCGCCCAAGAGGCCGCCGATGAAGCGCTGGAATCTGGTCGTCTCTGCCATGTCAGTCTCCGAGGAGGCCGCCGCGCACGCGCCGGCCGCCGTATAGGTCATAGAGGCCGCCGTAGATGCGGCGCGGGTCGTACTGCGTCGCGGCCCCGGTCATGGTGCCGCGCTCGATCTTGGGGCGGTCGATGAAGCTGCTCAAGTCCACCTCCTCATCGGAGGGCTTCTTCTTGAGGTTCTTGAGGATGTTCCCGAACGAGAACGTCGAGGCGGCCGGGCCGGCCGTTCCTGAACCACCGCTCTTGAGAGACGCCATGATTGCCTGCATGATCGGGTCCATTAGCCTTTCCTCTTGCTGACCTTGCGGTCGAGTTCCTTCACGGCCTCGGTGAGCAGCCCGACCACTTGCGGCAGATCGTACTGGCGCATGTTGTCCGACTCGCGCCGCGAGACAGCCTCGGGCATGGCGCGCTCGACGGACTGGGCCGACATGCCCATGTCCTCCTCGCCGCCCCTGTCCTCGCCCTCGTTCTCGCCGTATCCGTTCTCCCACTCGAACTCGATGCCCTTGAGGCGGCGCACCTTGTCGAGCGGATTCTTGATGTCGCGCACGTCGCGCTTCATGTCCTCGTCGGAGCCGAAGACCTTTTGAGCCATTTCCCAATAGGACGGCCGCGCCGTGACGGTGCCGGTGTTGGTGACGTTCATCGGCGACGCCGACACCGCGCCCTGCCGGATCGCGAGCTGCCGCAGCGGGAACTCCTGCCGGCGGAGGTCCTCCTCGCGCTGCGCGTTAAGGAACTGCTGGTAGAGGTTCTGCTGCTGCGTTCCGAGGCCCATCATCGCCCGCCCCGCCCCGTAGCGGTTCTCGAGCGCCGTCTGGCCGTAGCCCGCCAGGTCGCGCCCGGCTCCAAGCCGGAACTCTGCGCCCTGCAAGCCGGCGCCCTGGTTCGCGCGCGCGGCCTCCATCTGCTGCTGCTCGTTGAACTGCTGCGCGGTCATCCCCAGGCGCTGCGCCTCAAGCTCCGCCTGCTGGTTGCGACCAGATGCGTCGAGCATGGCGCGCTGGTTCGCCTCCTCTGCCGACAGGCCCATCCGCATGTAGTCCTGCTGCGCCTGCTGGTTGGCGAGCCCGGCGCGCATCTGCTGCTCGACGTTGAACTGCCCGGCGGTGAGCCCCAATCGCTGCGCCTCCTGCCCAGCGGCTTGGTTGCGCGTCGCCGCGTCCATCTGTGCGCGCTGGTTTGCCTCTTCTGCGGAGAGCCCCATTTGCATGTACTGCTGCGCCGCGGCCTGATTGGCGCGCTCGGCCTCAAGCGCCGCCTGGACGTTCGTCGTCTCGGCCGTGAGCCCAAGCCGCTGCGCGTCCTGCTGCGCCTGCTGGTTGGCGAGCGCGGCGCGCATCTGTGCGTCGATGTTCGCCTGCCCGGCGGTAAGGCCAAGCCGCGAGAGCTCGAGGTCGCGCTGCTGGTTCGTGATCTGCCCGCGCTGGGCGAGCTCCATCACCTGCTGCGCCGCCGCCTGGTTGCTGAGTCCAGCCTGCTGCTGGCGGCCAACATCTGCCTCACGCTGCGCCGACGCCTCGCGGAAGCCCTGCGCGCGCTGCTCTGCCACGAAGCGGTTGCGCTCGCGGGCGGCTTCACCTGCGGCGATGCCCTCCTCGATCGCGGCGCGCGAGCCGCCGAAGGCACGGGCGGCGGTGGCGCGCGCGGCGCGCCCGCCGCGTGCCTGCTCCTCGGCACGGCTGATGTCGCCGAGCCCGGCCTCGATGACCTGGCGCTCGTATGGGTTCATGTACTCGCCGATGTCACGCCCCAGCACCGACGCGCCCTGCGCCATCGGCGCAGCGCCCGGCGCGCCCACATCGCGCGCGGCGAAGGTGGTCCCGAGCTGACCCGCAGCCACACGCTCGGGCGCAAACTGCGCCCCGACGCGGCCGGCAGAGATGCGCGAAGGTCCGCCTGCAAGCGACGCACCGATGTCACGCGCGGCGATACGCTCGGGCGCAAAGGTAGTCCCCAAGCGCTCCGCGCTGACCGTGGCGGGGCCGCGCCCAAGGGCCGCACCGACGCGCTCCGCTCCGATGTCGCGCGCGCCGAACTGCGTGCCAATGCGACCAGCCGAGACACGCTCGGGCTGGTAGCCCATCAGCGCCTGCGCGTTGCGCGCGGCGGCCTCCACCTCGGGGACAAAGCCGCCCTCTCGCGCGATGCGGCGCGTCGCGGCCTCGCCCTCCATATAGTCGCGCGTGAACGGCGCGACCATCATCCCGCGGTACGGCTCGTACGGGATGGCCGAGACCTCCTCGGCGAACTGCAGGTTCCGCAGCACGCTGTCGTAGATCCTCGGGTCGATCTCCGACTTGGAGACTTCCTTCTTCTTGGACGAAAAAATCTTGCTCATAGTTTCTTCTCTAGCACCACCGCGGTGCGTCTGTAGCCCTCAAGCGCCCGCTGCCAGCCGGGGCGTCCCATGATCAACATCGTGTCGCAGCCGATGCTGCGCGCCCAGGCCTCGATAACCGGGCGTATCACGTCATCAATCTCGCGCAGGTCGCCCGCGCCGATGATGACGGTGAGCTGCTTGATTCGCGGAAAGATGTCAACGGTCGTCACCACGCACGAATCATTCGAGGCCCAGAACTGGTACTCGCCGCGCGCGATCCCGTCGAGCACGTCGTGGTAGCCCATCTGGCCGTAGCCCTCGGCGAGCGCGCGCTCGATGGGCTCGCGGAATGGCGCGATGTGCTCGATGCCCTCGACCTCTTTCATCGCTCTCCCCCCGCCACGGCATCGAGCCGCATCGTCCCGACGCGCCAGTCCGTGGCCGGAGACGCGCCCGTAATCTGCATCTCGACCTGCCGCCCGGTGAATCGCACCGGGGTGTAGATGGAGTCGATGGTGTAGCTCTTGGTCGTCTCCGAGCCGTTCGGCGCGAACTTGGTGATGAACTGCAGCGACACCGCGCCCATCGCGTTCTCGTCGGCGATAACCTGCCGCGCCACCATCAGCCGCTCGCCGCCGCCCAGCTCAATGGCGCCAGAGCGCGCGAACGGCGCCGTGCCGTCGTAGGTGACGCCGACCTCGTGCTCGTAGACATAGCCGTCCGGGGAGACCATCAGCGGGTAGCTGAAGACGCCGCGGTCGGTGCCGGCGGTGCGCGCCAGGGTGCCGATGGACCAATGCCCCTCGCGGTAATTGTACGACACATAGGAGTCGCACTCGCTGTTTGAGGCGCTCGGGTAAAACCACCAGACCTCGCCGTACTGGTTGTTTGCGACGGCGTACACCTTTGAGCGCTGGGTCTGCGAGAGGTTGTTCACCACATAGTCGAGCACCTCGCACTTGAGCGGGCGCACGAATCCGTCGTACATGAAGAAGCCAGAGGGCGACCACCAGTAGGCGACCGACTCCACCGCCGCCACCGCCTGCGCGCTGATTACGCCGCAGCCGGTCGCGATCCGCTCAAAGCCATACACATACGGCGGACCCTGGTACTGGGCCGTGTGAACGTCGACATCCGTGAATATCAGGTTCACGCCGCGCAGGCGCTTGCCGGTCACGATGGAGCCGACCGTCTCGAGCTCGATATCGCCCGCCTGGTTCGTGATCGAGGGCGTCCAGGTCGTGTTGTCCTCTTGGTCGGACCAGGCCACCTTTCGCGCGTTGCCGCCGGCGCCGAGGGCGAACACAAACCGCTCGGCCGTCACGAGCACGGCCTTGTTGCTGACCGGCGCGTTAGCAAGCGCCACGCCGTCGTTCGCCACGAGCAGGTCCCACTCGTAGATCTTGCCGTCGGCGTTGCTGCACGCCAGCAGGTACTCGCCCCAGTTGTCGAGCGTCCAAGTCGTGGCCGGCGTCACCGTGCCCGTATCCGCGCGCGGGGTGCCATAGGCGAACAAGCCGTAGGGGCCGCCGCCATAACCCAGGTTCAGCACCGCGTCGGCGTTGCCGGTCGTGAAGCTGGTCGGGGTGATGTCGGTGATGGTCCCGGCTTCGTTCATAACGAAGAGCTTGGTGTGCGTGCCGATGCCGATCCAGCGCGCGTTAGCGTTCGTGCGCCACGCCAAGAGGCCGCGGCACTTGCCCGTGACCTGCCCCGAGGCGCGCTTACGCCAGCCGCCCACCGGGCGCATGGTGTTCTCGTACCAGCGGATAAGGCTAGCATCGCGCCAGCGCCCACGGCTCTGGTACTCGGTGCCGTTGCGGTACACGCCCGGCTGGATGTTCAGCGGAATAAGTGCCACATCAGTCCTCTGTCAGTCTCTGGAGCTCGGCGAGCCGCTCGGCGTCTCTCTCGCAGGCTTCGAGGTGATCGATAAGAGCCTCGTCAATCGCTCGCGCGTCGCCGGACTCTCCGGGGGCGACATCAGCCGCGGCGGCACCGGGACAGGCGGCGGGCACGCCGGGGGCGGCGCGGGCGTCGCGCAGCCGGCGAGCAAGCTCGCGGCCACGGCGATCAGCATCGTCCAACTTGTCCGTGAGTCCACGCTCCACCTCCTGGTGCCGGGCGTAAATCAGCGCCTCGGCCTCTCTGGCGGCCTCTGCGGCCTTCGCCCGCTCAAGGTGCCACTCTGCCCTCACGGCCGCCGAGCCAGCCTCGTGGCCGCTCTGGTAGGCCGACCGGTGCCCGGCCCAGCCGAGGGCGGCCAGCGCAAGCGCCAGAGCCGCCCCCAGCCAGATCCTCACGCCGCCTCGGGCTTCTTCTTCGACAGCACCGACCACGCCGCCACGGCGAGGGTGGCGAGCGCGCCGCCCACGGCGGCGACGGTCTCGGCGTCGGCGAGGCCCTTGCCGACAAGGTAGCCGCCGATGGCGGCCACGACGGCGCGGACGATCCCGGCGATTTGTTCTGCGTTCATGTTCGTCTCCTATGCTTCGTTGGCCGAGGCCTTCGCCCCGTTGGATGCGATGAGCGGCATGGGGCAGCCCAGCACGGTGAAGCCCGGGGGCCAGCGGTAGCCGAGCACCCGGGCGCGATCAAAGGGAGCCACCGTCACGGCGTTGCCCTGGTTCCCGCCGAGCACCATCAGGCGCCCGGCTTCGTCGTTTCCGACCACGAACCCGACGTGGCCGCCGCCCTTGCGATCAAGGATAACGACAGCGCCCACGGCGGGCTCACGGATATAATCGCCCCAGTCGAGCCACGCCTTTGCGCGGTACCAATGCTTTGGGCGCTTGATGCCCTCGCCCTCGAGCACGGCGGCGACGAAGGTGCCGCACCACGGGGTCTCATCATCCGACCACCACGCCTTGAGCTCGCGCAGCCAGCGGGCGATGGTTGGCGCGGTCGCCTTGCCGGGGATCTCCCGCAGGCCGAGGAAGGCGCGCGCGGCGATGAGCCAGCGTGGCTCCATCAGGGCTTCCTCAGGTTCTTGAAGTGCACGGCGATCGCGAAGCAGCCGGCGCATATTGCGATGAGCCCGGCAAGCAGCGAGATGATCTCGTTGGCCTGGGTCATCCACGACACGCTGGCGGCGGTCACGCTGCCGGCTGCGGCGATGTCTCCGACGCGTTCGATGGGTGTGGTCACGGCTCCTGCTCCTTGAGCTGCTCGTCGGCCTGCTCCTTGACCTTCACCACCAAAGGCCACGCGCCGCTGCTCGTCGGCAACTGCCCAAGCACTTGCAGGATAGCCTGCACTTCGTCGCGGGTCAGGGTGAGGGTGATTTCCATGTGCGCTCCTGTGTGTTACGGGCCAGCATCGCGCCAAACGCCGGTGCTGTAGAAGTAGAGTTTGTTGTTGGTGGTATCTACGACGATGGGTGCCATGCCCGTGATTGCGGTCGGCGTTCCGGTCGGCGTACCCGCGCAGGTCGGGACATAGAGGAAGCCGTTGGTCGCGGTCGTGGCGAGGGCGGCAGATGCGCCTGCGACGATGTTTCCGTTCGCGTCGATTCGCATACGCTCGTTGCCGTTGGTGCCAAACAACATATAAGCGTTCATTTCGTTGACGAAGTTGAACGAATCGTCAGACCCGCTGTATCCGAAATAGCCCTTGCGCCCGGTCGGGTCGTAGAACGAGGCATACACATTACCGCCGCCGCGCGCAGTCGTGCCTTCGATGATGGTGTTTTCCGCGAGGCTGGACTTGCTATGCAGCCGCACGGACGGCGAACTCGTCCCGATGCCGAGGTTGCCGGAGGAGTCGAGCGTGAGTTGATTTGTACCGCTTCCACCAGTTTGAATAGCAAAAGATGACCCACCAAACAGCGTGGCAAGCGTCGTGGTGCTGCTCGTCGTGTTGAGCGTGAAGCCGAACGAACCCGTGGAATCGTTCTGACGGTATTGACTGCCGACAACATGGAGTTTTGCGCTAGGCGAACTCGTCCCGATGCCGAGGTTGCCGGAGGAGTCGATACGAACGCGTTCCGTGTTGTTGGTGCTGAAAATCGTCGCAAAGTTTTGCGTCTGGTTGACGATGGCGTTGCCAGTCGTGTCCACGCCAAACAGCGTACCGTTAAGACCTGTGTTGCTGTTGCCAGCAGACATAATGGCGTTGGTTGAGCCGCTGCGATAAAGGCTCAAAACTTGTGTCGGGGCGTTGCCTTCGCTGATACCAACATTTCCTGACGAACTAATCCGCATCGACTCCGCGCCGCCCTCCGTGAAGGCAATCGTGTCTGCGGCGGGAAAGAAGATGCCGGTGTTTGTATCGCCGGTCGTGGTGATAGACGGCGCTGCGGCAGAACCGGCAGCGAAAACCACCGACGCAGATCCGGTAACTGTCATCGTCCCGGCCACCGCCAGCGTCTTGCCGGCGCCGACATTGAGCCCCACCGAGGTGCCGCTGCCGGCGGCGGCGAACAGTCCGTCCACGAGGTCCAGGTTGGTGTTGATCTTGCCGCCCCAAGTGTCCGCCGATGCGCCGACTTCCGGCTTCGTCAGGCCAAGGTTGGTGGTGGTTGTGTCAGCCATGCTTGCTACCCTCAGGCGGCCCCTAAATAGGCCGGATTCTCTGTGTGAATTTTTTAGTCTTTGCCGGCAGCGCTAAACTACGGGATCACCCGCGTCGGCTTGACTGTCATGGAAATGCGCCCCTGGCTGAATGCCGCGCGCTCGTTCTGCAGGATCATGTCCTCGATGGCCTGCCCGTAGAGCGGGGTCCAGAGGGCGACGCGCTCGTCGTCGCGCAGGTACGGGGCCGCCTGCAGCAGCGACCCGTAGAGGTACACATCAGGGTGGCGCTCCAATATCCAATTCGAGGCATTGGAGTCCGAGAGCTTGGCAAGAGTTGCCACATATGTCAGCTCTGCGGTGTAGCTAGTGTCGGGCGGCGGCAGCGTCTCGACTTGGTCTGCAATCAGCGCAAAATATTGCGGCTTGCCGGTCGTGCGGTAGACGGTCTTCTTCGCGTCAAGCTCGTCCTCGGTCAAGAACACGAGCTGCTGCACGGGAGCCGTCGAGGTCAGCACCAGCGACTTTGCAGACAGAAAGTCAGACGGGAGCGTGGTGAACTGCGCGCTGATAGTAATATCCACGCGCTTGACCATCTTCTGCGTCGGCAGACGGCGCTCGAGCTGCGCCTCGGCCAACGAGATGAAGTCCGGGATGACCGACGTCAGGTCGTCCCGGTTCAGCCAGTCGGCGATGCTCGCCCTAAGCGCGCTGTATGATGTTAGAGCCATCCACCTGTTCCTTCATCGCCCATGCGCCTTCGTGTGAATACTCGAAGGTCCCGATGTGCTTAACCTGGTGCGAGAGGTCATGGTCCACGAGTACCTCGTATCCCGCCTCGCGCGCCTTGCGGCAGAAAAACACGTCCTCGCCGATGTAGTGATTCCCGATGGTGCTGTAGGGGATCGCAAACCACGGCGCCTCCACCTTCTCGAACACCTCGCGCTTCACCATCATCACCCCCATGCCGATGTAATCCACCGGCTGGAGCCCCTCAGAGTCCGGCGCGGTATACACCCGCCCGATCTCGCCGTCGTTGTCCATCATCGCCACCGGCTTGACCGGCATACGGCGCGTCGCATAGTTCGCGGCCACGATCGGCTTGTCGCGCAGCATGAGGTGCCCGATGGTCTCCCTCGGGAACCGCATGTCTGAGTCAAGCCAGAGGAGATAGTCCGCCTTCTCCTCCAGAGCCTGCCGCGCAAGCTCCATCCGTTGAGAGGCGATCAGAGTCCCGTGCGAGGTGTAAAGCAGCACACGGTCGTCCGTTGTCGCGGTGTGGAACGACATCGCGCGCGCTAGGTCATAGGCGAACGAGGTCATCACCGTGTCCCTTGCTGGGACTAAAATTGCGACCGAGCGGCTCATACGCGCCCCGGTCGTGTTCTAAAAAACCTGTTGTCTGCGTCGTTCAGCCAGGCCTTCATCTTCTTCGGGTCGTCAACGATGCCCTGACTCTTCAGCCGGTAGAACAACGGCATCGGTATCGAGGCCACCTTGCTCCACTCGCCCCAGCGCGTCCTCTCGTCGGTCGCTGAATACTGGGCCTTGTTCTGCTCTACGATGTCGCCGACCTCGAAGACCGTCTCGATGGTCGCCTCGTCAGAGTCGGCGTCGTAGTGCCACCACTTCGTGGTGCCTGTCGTCGGGTCAAAGTCAAAAAGCTTCTTGCCCGTCGATTGCATGTTCACCTCAACTCAAAGGGCGCCGGCACAATTACCGGCGCCCCCGAGTTTACATCACCCGATTAGGTCGTGGTGAGGTCAGCCGCGAGGCCGTGCGCGGCCTCGGTGTTGACCTTCAAGCCCCACTCGACGAGGATCATGCGCTTCTCGGCGTCGCCGGTCTTCGCAAGTTGCACGGTCTGGAAGGGACGCAGGAAGGCAACGCTGGCGTACTCGGGGTCGAGCACGAAAGCATCACGCTCACGCATGAACCTGTTAGGCACGGTGGCCACGTTCCCGAAATCGCTCACATAAACGTCCGCTGAGGCGATTATGGTTGCAGGCTTGTTGCCAGTCACTTCGCGACGAATCTCCGCGATACCCGCGAAGCCCGAAACGCGCTGCTTGTTGACGGGGCCGACCATCAGAATCTTCGGCGTACCGCCAGCGGCCCACACCTTCTGAATCACGCTCTTGAGAATCGTCTCAGTAAACGTGCGCAGGTTGGCGTCGGTCGCGTCCGTGCGGGTCGCGTTCGGCTGCGTGGTGTACGACGGATCAGCGCCGCCCGTGCCCTTGTCCGTGTTGGACTTCAAGAAGGCAAGGAGCGAGCCCGTCTTACGGAGCGCCGTGCTCACGCCAGAGGAGCCGCCATCGGCCTTCTGGTTGCAGAGCATGATCGACTCCATGTCGCGCTTCAGTTCGGCAGAACGCTTGGCAAGCTGGTAGGCCAGCTCCGAGCGACGGCCAGCCTTGTCCACCGACTCGAGGGTGCCCGAGAGGATGAGCGTCTTGCGGCTGACCTGCGTGTAGTTGCCGATACGGGTCGTCGCGCTGGTCGAGTCGTAGGACGACACGTCGTCGCCTTCGATCTGCGCGTTGGTCGTAGAAGCGGCGGCGAGCGAGTCCGTCTGCCACTCAAAGTAGGTGTTCTTGACGTTCTCGCGGCCGATGTTCGACATGAACGGCGTCTCTTCCGGCGAGATGTTGTAGATCACATTCGAGAGCGACTCTCGGATACCTTTGGCGCCGAAGGTATCGAACGTATTAGCGGTCTGAGTCATTGTCCATTACTCCAAGAATTGTTCAAACACGGCAGCAGCGTCGCGCTTGCTGCCACTATTTGCGAGTCTTGAAAAAGCGGCCTTCGATGCGACGACCTTGGACGACTGCGGCGTGGAGGCGGCCCCGGCCCTCATGGGCTTGGCCTTCTGGATGATCTGCGGACGCATCTGATCGCGTTTGCTCATCAGCTGGTCGAACATCATCGCCTTGCGCAGCGCCAGGACGGCCCGGGCGTCGTAGATGTCCGAAATCTCCTCGACCGTAAAGCCGAGTCTTTCGGTGGCATATTCGACGATCTTCGCCTTCTCGGCGCGCGCCTTGTCAGCGTCGCGCCACTCTGGCATGGCCTCCAAGAGCTTGCTGCGTTCGGACTCGAGGGTCTTCTCGGCCTCCGCTCTCTCTTCCGCCTGCTGCTGCTCCACCAGAGCCTGCTTCTGGGTCTGCACCCACGCCGCCTGCTCTTGCCTGGACCGCACTAGCTCGCGCTGTCTCACCCACTCGACCGGGTTCTCGGCGTAGAGCCTCTCCCAGTCAACCTCGGGCGGTTGCAGCGACTTGAGCGTGCCCTCCAGGGCTGCCAAGGTCTGCGCATACCGTTGCCGCTCTTCCCGCGCCGGGGCCGACTCTTGCTGTGCCTGTTTCCGGGCCTCGGCGATCGCCTGCGTCTTGCGCGTGTAATCCGCGGTGCGGGAGTAACCCTTCAGCAGCTCATCCAGCGGGACATCGACTTCTTCCCCGTCAACCTTGACGCGGAATGTCTGGCCCGGCTGGGGCGCCTCTTCGGCATCCTCCTCGCCTTCGGTCTGCTCGCCCTCGTCGGCGGACTCGCTTGCCGCTAACTCGGGCTCATCTTCCACCACGCCTTCCGTTTCGGGCTGCTCGTTTTCGCCTTCGTCGGCGGCGAGCATCTGCTCGAAGACATCTTGCGTGGACTGTACGTTTCCCGGGGGTGTACCCGTGCCGGTAGTGCTCATGAGTCCATTGTCACCGTCTACCAGAGATTTTGTCGATGTCTCGGTTGGCGATGGCGCCGTTGTCGATCACCACCCGCAGGTGACGCTGGATCTCGGCCAGGATGCCGACCGCGAGCCACAGACGCTCGCGCTCCTCTTGGTCGGCGGGCTTGCTCTGCCGCCAGGCTTCCATGTACCGGCGCTCGAGCTCGGCGAAGGCCTCGGCCATGATGGGGTTCTCGAGCAGCTCCTTGGCCTGCACCCCCTTGCCGGCGTCGATGTACGGGTTGCGCTCGCTCAAGCCAGCAGCCCGGTCTTGGGGCGGTTCTTCATGGCGCGCTTCAAGAGCTTGCCGCCCTTGTCGGCCTTGTTGAACTCCTTGGCGACCTTCATCGGCACGCCCACCTTCTTGGCAAACTCCTTGGAGTGCGCGGCGGCTGCCATGAGGCGAGCTTGTTTGGCGGACTTGCTAGGCATACATGCTCCCCTGATCTTGTTGTGACAGCAGCCCATCTTGGACCTGCTGCTGCTTGTTTTTCGCGAGCGGCGCCTTTCCTTGGATGAAGTCCTTCAGCGCCTTCTCTCTCGTGATTCCGCGCTTTTTTGCGGTGGCGGCGAGTCTTTCCTCGAGGACCTTCATGAAGGCAATAGGCGGAGACCCGAGCCCGGTGACCTCTCCGGCGCCGAGCCAGAGTGCAGCCTGGGCGGCCGCCGGCGATACCCCAAGGTCTTTCGCGAGTCTTTTGTTCAGCTCCTCGAATGCCTTGTAGTCTGTTTTGCTCGGCGCTTCCTTGAACCAGGTCGGCGGGATTGTCTCCCACTTCACCTTGTTGGTCTGTACAAACTCCCTTGGGTTGAAAGATTGAGCATCCCACGCGCCGTGCTTTTTTTCGTTCCACCACGAAGGCTTCGGGGTGCCCTTTGGGTCGGCCAGCCTGCTGTTTATGAACTCCGGGTCCTTGGATGCGATAGCAAACGCCCTGACGTTGTGCTTGTCCACCGTCGCATAGTCCCAGTTCCCCTTCAAGTTTTCGCCGAAGGTGAATCTCTTGGGGTTTTTTATCGGGTCAAGCTGGCCGCCGGCGAGTATTTCTGCGGCGTTCTTGAAGTGCAGGTTCTGGGCCTTGTGCCCATAGCCGGAGCCCTTCGGCGGCTTGACGGCGGGCTCGCCCCTTACCGCTTGCTGGTAGTAATAAGAGGCGATCTTTGCGTTTGCCGGGGTCTTTGCGCCGGCGCTGGTGGCCGCAACAAGGTCTATGTACTTCTCGTAGTTTTTCTGGCCGACATCTTCGCCAAATTCTTTGACAAACTCATCCCTGAGTGCGTCCGTGTTGTACCACCCGAGGCCCTCTTCGGTCATGCCTCGGCGCGCCCAGTTTAAAATCTGGTCATAGGCCTTTTGATTTTTTGCCAGCCGCTGCATATACCCGGGGGCGCCGCGCGGAGGCTCATACCTCGGAATCTCGACCTTTCTAGATGGCTGCGTGGTCAACCCCTCAAGGTTGAAGTATTGCTCATCCTTCGGGGGCTGCATTTCCGTCGGAAACGAGCTTCCGTCGGCGGCCATTGCCACCTGCCCGTCGTCTCCGCCTCGCCGCATACGAGAAAGGATGCTTCCAAACGGGATGAAGTTGCTCGCGGCAAGGGCCCCCGCAACGGGGTCTCTGTCACGGCGCGCGCGCTCCAGGTCGCGCAGCGCCATCGCCTGGCCGACGCCGGGCAGCGCCCCGAGGCCCATCTCGAGCACGGTGTCGCTCTCGGCCTGCGGGTCGAGAGACAGCAGCCCGCGCGCTTGGCGCTGCACGGCAGGGGCGGCTTGCGCGGTCTCTTGCAGCCGCTCCGACTCTGGGTCAAGCAGCCCGCGCGACGCAAACTGGTCGCGCAGGATCTCCCACCATGCCTTTCGTTCAGCCACCCTTCGTCCCTCGGTATCTCTCCAACAACCGCCGCCCCTTGGCGACGGCGCTGGCCTTGTCTCCACGGTGCCCCCACGCCTCGAGGCTCAGCTTGAGGCGCGTCTTGTCGCCCTGCTCGTCCACCAGAAGCCCGGGCATCGAGCCCATGCGCGTCAAGAATGAACCCTTGCGGCGCATCTCCTGCGGCGAGTCCGGCGCTCCCTTGACGGGCGCCTTCAGCGTGCCGCCGGTCTGCGCCTTGTACGACGCGCGCCCCTTGGCGTTCAATCCGCCGCGCGGGTTTTTCCCGGCGGCGCGTTGCCACGCCGGCGTCTTCACCCGCGTTTCTTCGCCGTCTTCTTCGAGGCCTTGAAGGCCGCGGCGGTCGGCGCGCCCTTGGCGCCAGGCTTGCGCATCTTCTCGCCGCTGCCGGCGGCGATCCGCGCGCGCTTGGCGTTTATGTTGGCATAGAGTCCGGGCTTCATGGCATGAACCTCTCGTGTTAAAAAATCGTCAG